TGGCGTGATAAGAGTGAGGTTGATTTAGAGTCGCCAAGCGGTTCAATGTCGCCGAAAAGCTTAGATGCTTCACAGCTCTCAACAGAGGCATTGCAAGAAATTCTAAAAGCAAAAGATGCAACTAACCAATGAGGACTTGCTTAATGTTGAGCGTGAACTGTGTTCTCGTTCGCTTGCTGAGTTTGCAAAAAGAGCATGGCCTGTATTAGAGCCATCAGCAAAGCTTAAGTGGGGTTGGGCGCTAGATGCCATTTGTCAACACCTAGAAGCGGTAACAGATGGCCGCATTAAGCGCTTATTGATGAATGTGCCACCGGGCAGCATGAAAAGTCTGTTAGTTGGTGTTATATGGCCTGCTTGGGAATGGGGGGCGGCAGGAAAGCCCGGTAATAGATTTGTAGGAACGGCACACGAAGAAACACTAGCGATTCGTGATAGTAGAAAGTGCCGTGATTTAATCAAGTCAGAATGGTATCAACAGTTATGGCCTCTAGAGCTTGATAGCTCGTTAGATGGTAAGCGTGAGTTTGGTAATACGCATAAAGGCGTAAGACAGGCTAGAGCGTTTACATCAATGACAGGTGTGCGTGGTGATAGGGTTATTCTTGATGATCCAATCAGTGCCGATAACGCGAACAGTGAAGCAAAGCTTGAAGCAGCAAAGATAGCCTTTACTGAAACATTGCCTACACGTATCAACTCTGACGAGTCTGCAATTATCGTTATCATGCAGCGCTTAAACGAAAAAGATACATCAGGCGTTATCTTGGATATGGGCTTGCCTTATGTGCATTTGTATATCCCTATGCGTTTTGATTCATCAAGACCATGTAAAACCTCAATAGGATGGGAAGATCCCCGCACTAAAGACGGCGAACTTATGTTCCCTGAACGCTTTGGTGAGGAGCAGGTCGCTGAGCTAGAAAAAACACTAGGCAGTTATGGCGCAGCAGGCCAATTACAGCAAGCGCCAGCACCTAGAGGCGGCGGCATCATTAAGACCGCCTGGTATAACTATTACACGCAATTACCACAATTAGACTTCACAGAGGTTTTCGCTGATACAGCAATGAAAACCAAAGAAGAAGATGATTATAGCGTTCTTGAGTTATGGGGCAGGACAACAACGGGGCAAGCCGTTTTAATTGATTTGTTACGCGGTAAGTGGGAAGCGCCAGAGCTATTAACAATGGCTCGTTCATTCTGGCTTAAGCATTTAAACAGCAAGCATTCACCACGCGCTTTTAATGTTGAAGATAAAGCAAGTGGCACAGGTTTAATCCAGACCTTAAGGCGTGAAGGTGTGCCAATTGTTGCGATTCAACGAGATAAAGACAAGGTAACGCGAGGACATGGCGCTGCACCGTTTATCGAGTCGGGCAATGTATTACTTCCAGAATTAGCGCCTTGGCTATCTGATTTTTTAAGTGAGTCAGAGAAGTTTCCAAGCGGTAGTCATGACGACCAGTTAGATCCAATGTTTGACGCAATAGAGCGAGTGCAGACAGCACCAGCTAAGAAAATTAAAAAACCAATTTCAGTACCTAACACGAAGAGAATATAACGAGTGAGAAAAGCAAACGAGACAGATGCAGAAATGCTCGAACGCTTCAAGCGTGATATTCGGCGTGATGCTGACTTGTTGGACGAGCTACGCGATAAAGCCAATGAAGATATGCGTTTTGTGTACGTTGATGGTGGTCAATGGGAAGGTTTTCTAGAATCACAATATGAGAACCGCGCAAAGCTAGAATTTGACCTAATCTCACAATACAAAAACAAGTTTGTTGGTGAGTGGCGTGATAACCGTATTGGCGTCGAGTTTAAACCAGATGATGACGACACAGGCGAAAATGATGCTGAGTTTATCAATGGTGTTTATCGTGCTGATTACCGTGACGGCTACGGCAAAGTAGCAATTGACAATGCAGTTAATGAATGTGCGACGTGTGGGTTTGGCGCGTTTGGTCTATCGACTCGTTACGTTGATGAAGAAGATCCAGAAAACGAAGAGCAAGACATTGTTTGGCGTCCAATCTTCAATGCGTACAACACGGTCTATTTCGATCAATCGGCAAGACGCATTGATAAGTTAGATGCTAGGTGGGCGAATGAGTTAAAGCCTTACACTAAAGAAGCATTTGAAGACGAATACCCAGAGCTAGAGGCAGTATCTGCATACACACCAAAAGATAGAGCATTATTTAACTATAACGGTTCGAGCGATGAGGTTTATATCGCAACACGTTACGAAGTCATTAAAAAGCGTGAGTCTGTTTTTGTTTATAACAACTTAGCCAACGGTAAAGTTGAGTATTACCACAAAGAAGAGCACGACTTAATTAAAGATGAGCTAGCAGAAATCGGCGTTCATACTTTTGTGAAAGAACGTAAAATCATGCGCCGCAAGGTGATGATGGCGCGTTTCACGGGCAATGAGTTTATTGAAAAGCCGCGTGTTATCTCCGGCAAATTTATTCCGATCATTCCCATGTATGCCTATCGTGCCTACATTGATGGTGTTGAATACTGGTACGGCTTAGTTCGTAAGTATAAAGACGCTGGACGCGCTTATAACGCACAAATGTCACAGCTGATAGAGAATGCAGCATCAGCAGGCCAAGAAGTACCTATCTTCACACGAGAGCAAATAGAAGCGCCTGACGTATCAGCAACATGGGCAGATAAGAACAATAAGCCATTCTTATTCGTGGACGCTGCGACAGACGATAATGGCAATGTGATTGCAAATGGTCCGATTGGCTACAGCAAACCGCCAATGTTAGACCAAAACACCTCAGCATTGCTTGAGATTATCCCGAACTACTTACGTGAAGTAACAGGCGGTGCGCCACAGGACACGTTAGATCCAGACGCATCAGGTAAAGCTATCAATGCCATCATCAAACGTATTAATCTAAACACGCAAGAGGTGAGCGATAACATCCGCGAAGCCATTCAAGCAGGTGGTGACGTTTATATCTCTATTGCTTCTGAAATCTACACAGAAAAACGCGCTAAGAAGACCTTAAGCAATGACGGCACAGATAGCCGTGAAATGATGCACAAGCTTGTTAAAGACGAGCAAACAGGCCGTTTAATTGAGTCAAACACCATCAAAGGCAAGAAGTTTAAAGCGTACTCAGATATTGGCGCTCAATATCAGTCTATGCAAGAACAAACGGTTGAAGACTTGAAAGGCTTGCTCGAAGCAATAACCGGCAAGCGTGGCGAAGAAGTTTATACGCCTGCAATCATTGCAGCAATGCTTGAGAACGCGTCAGGCGTTGGTTTAAAACCACTTAAGAAAATTGCTAGACAGCAAATGTTACTCCAAGGCTTGGCTAAGCCTGAGACGGACGAAGAAAGAGCATACGTCCAGCAGATGATGCAGCCAAAACAAGATCCAAACCAAAAACTTGTAGAGGCAGCGGTAGAGCAGCAGCTAGCAGAAGCCAAGAACCTACAAGCCGCAACTATCGACAAGATAGCAAGCGCGAAGAAAAAAGAAGCTGAAACGCAAGAAATCTACAGCGAATTAGGCATTAATCAACTTAATCAATTATTAAACTCAAGACAGCAAATCTTGAGGCAATAAGTCACTGCGACTCTAAGCAGGTAGCCATTCGGCAATTACTCTAAATACCATTAAGAGGTTAAACACTATGGGCGATGAAGCGGTAAGCCTAGATAACGGCGTGTCTGATGAAAATACAGAAGAAACTCAAATTGTTGAGACAGTAGAAGACTCAGAAAGCCAAGGCAATGAGGGTACGCAGCCTCAAAAAACGTTTACTCAAGAGGATGTTAATTCTTTTGTGGCTAAACGAGCTGGCAAAGAAAAAGCGAAAGCAGAAAAGGCACGACTTGAAGCAGAAGAACGGCAAAAAGCAAACGCATTGCTTGAGGAAGAAAACAAACTCCTTAAGTTACGGCTTGAGCAAGAAGCTGGTCAAAAGCCAAAAGGTGCACCTAATCCTGATGATTATGACGGCGGCGAATGGAGCGATGAGTACAAGAAAGACGCTCAAGCATACCAAGAGCAGCAAATTAACCAGCAGGTGCAATCTGCGTTAGAGCAGCTAAAGCAGCAAGAACAGCAAGACGAGCTTAAAAGACAGAAGCAGGAAGAACTCGAGCAACACAAGCATAGTTATTACACCAAGGGTTTAACAGCTTATGGTGAGGATGACTTTGCATTAGCAGAAGATCGGGTAACTGAGGTATTAGGTGAAGATGCATTAAATCACTTGGTATCTGATTTAGATGATCCACACGCCATTGTGCATTACTTGGGAACCAATGAAGAAGACTTAACCCGTATTGCCAAGCTGTTGAAAGAAAAGCCAGTGAGAGCAATTGCTGAATTAGCACGATTGCCAATCTCAGCAAAAACAACATCAAACCCCAAACCTGAACCCGTTGAAGAATTGGAAGGTGGTTCGCCTTCAAGTGGTGAAGCGTGGGCGCGAAAAATCGACAAGATGCGCGATAAGGTGCGAAGCGGTAAAGCCACTATGAAAGACGTGCTAAGCCTGAAAAAACAAGCACGGGAAGCAGGTTATAACCCATAAAGGTATTTAAAAAATGGCTAATAATTTTAGTAAAACAGAGATGATCTTCTGGGAGAACGTCCTAGAAGGTTTCGATCCTAACAACATCATGGCGCGTGACGTACAGAAGTACAAACCGCCTATGCAATCAGTAGAACGAAGCGGTTTAACTGTTCGCCGTCCATATCCAATGATTGCGGATAGCTCAACCGGTCTTGATGTATCAAGTGACTATAAAGACATTGTAGATTTAACCGTCCCAACATCGCTATCTACATCAGATATTAAAAACCATGCGTTCCAATTAACAGCGTTAGACAGAAACGATCCAGAACGATTAAAAGAAACAGCGCGAGCATCAACACAGCGTCTATCTTCATTAATCGACACTGACGTTCAAAACACAGTGGCACGTCATGCATCTATTGTTTGCACTGAAACAGGCAACTTTGATAACTATGAAAAGCTATCAAAAGGTGACACTGGCTTAATGGAGCGTGAAGTTAATCAATCCGTTGCGCGTCACTTGGTATTAAATCCACGAGCAGCTAATTCTGTAGCGGGTGATTTGGCGTCACGTCAAACATTGGACGGTACGCCGTTAAGCGCTTATGCACGTTCTACATTAAGCCCTGTTGCAGGCTTTAATACAAAGCGCGCTAATGTTATTGAAAACTTAGCGGGTAGCTCGGCTAGTGGTGTTACGGTAAATGGTGCCAACCAACACGCAACACCTGTAGCGTTTGATTCTAGCGGTACATTAGCATCGGGTGAGATTAACGATCCACGTTATTCAGTCTTAAACGTAAGTACATCGCACGGCCTAGTCGCTGGTGACGCATTTACCATTGCTGGCGTGAATGCTGTAGGTATGGTGAGCAAGAAAGATACAGGTCAATTACAGTCTTTCCGTGTCATTGCAGTGGTTGGTGATGCATTAACTATTACACCTGCTTTAATTCCAGCAGACGGTACAGGTGTTCAAAAACCATACGCAACAGTCACAACTACACCAGCTAATGGTGCTGCAATTACCGTGCTAAACACAGTTAGCACTCAGCCAAGCGTGTTCTATACAGAGCCAGCGGTTGAAATCTTCTGCGGTCAGTTGGATGTGGGTGAGTTAGGCAGTAATGTAGACATTATGCGTGAAACTACCGACTCAGGCATTGAGATCATCTTTGCGCGTCAAGGCTCTATTGATGATTTATCTGCGAAGTACCGTTTAACCGTGTGGACAAAAGCACACGTTAAAGATGGGCAGCAATGCGGTATTTACCTGCCAAATCAAAGCGCATCATTCGGCTAATAGGCAGCAATAAAAAAGGGGGCTTAACGGCTCCCTTTTCCTTTTTAAGGCGTAAATATGAAATCACCAACAATGTTATACAAACCCGGAAATCAATATCATTCTGATGGCGTTGATTACACGACTAAGGTAGTCGAAGCGTCAGACGTTGAACAGATGCTAGAGGATGGCTGGTTTAAGCACTTTTCTGAGTTTAATAGTAATGAAGCACAGTTTAACGCTGATACAGCCGATTTAGACCAATTAAAAGCCAAAGCAAAAGAGCTAGGCTTGACAATGGCTCATAACATTGGTGAAGAGTCTGCGCGCAGCAAGGTTAAAGAAGCGCTGCAATGAGTTCAGGCACTGAGATTATACAGAATGCACTCCAACACTTAGGCGTGCATTCTGTTATTGCACCAGCAGGTGCAGAGTCAATATCTAGAGGAAAAGACACGCTTAACAGTATGATTGCCTCATGGCTGGCTGTTGGCCTAGATTTGGGTTGTAATGAACTAACCAAGCCCGGCGATGAATTAGCTGAGCCATTGAGCGCTAAAAACTGCATAGAGTTAAACCTAGCTATTATGATGGCGCCTTATTTCAAAAAAGAAGTAGGCCGCACACTAAATTCAAATGCAGCAAAAACATTAAAAGAAGTTAAAAAACAGTACCAATCCATTACCGTTCCTAAGAAAAAAGTATCTTCAACTATGCCGCTAGGTGCAGGCAATAGGCGCGGTTATTTTCATCGCAACTTTGCTGGCAATGACAACGAGCTAGATTAATGAGAGTTGATATTCCATTAGGGCTTGTAGGTACTGAAAATCTACCCAAGACAAAACGATTACTAAAAAACTGCTTCAACAACGGTCAAGGCAGAGCAATTGCAAGACCGGGTATAGAGTTGATAAGCGACACAAACAAAGTATCAAGAGGCAGCTTTGTTTGGAATGACAGTCTTTATCATGTCTTATCTCAAGAGTTAGTAAAAATAACTGACACAGAGACAGGTGAATACAGTGTAATAGGCACTATTAACGGTTCTTATCCTGTTACGTGTGCAATCGGATTTAATCACGCTGTTTTGGTTGAAAAAGGCGGCGAGTCATACACGCTTGATGCAAGCGATACGCTTACGAACACAAGCGGTAATACTAACTTTGTACCATTTGTAGGTGTAACACATATCAATGGTCGTTTTGTGTATGTACCGGCTGATGGTGAGCCTGCACTTGTGTCTGATGTGGGTGACGGCGCAACCATTCAAGCATTAAGCTATTTTGATGCAGAAGAATTGCCCGATAAAAACAATGGCTGCTTTAACTTAAGCAATACATTATTTATCACTGGCACAGACTCAATAGAGCTGTTCCGTGATGCAGGTTTAACGCCTAATCCTTTTCAGCGTGTCACAGGCGCACGAATACAAAACGGCTATATTGGCGGCTTGCTGGAATATAACGGCACATTTCTATTTGTAGGTCGTGAAAAGGACCACGATTATGGTATCTATGCCATAGGTCAAGGCCAAGCACCTAAAATATCAAATGAAACTATAGATTTAATCCTGTCTACCTACACACAACAAGAACTAAGCGAAACAGTCTCAAGCCGCTTCAAATGGCGCGGCTATGACTTAGCTGTATTTACGCTAAGAAGACATTGCCTAGGCTTTTACGGTGGCAACTGGTTCGTATTAAGCACTTTGATTGATGGCGATGAGCGCACATGGGGCGCGGGTTATGTCACGCATTTTAACGGTGACTATTACACCTCACGTAATGGCATCTTAGGCAAGCTTTCCACGGTAAATACTGATTATGGTAAGCCCATTCCGTTTGTGATTGAGTTTGCGTTAGAGCAAGAAAGAAATAATCAAAACGATGGCTATTTTGAGATTGATAGCGTTGAGCTAGGCATATCTCAGGGCTTTAGTGATAAAGGCTCAGTCGGCTTGCAATTATCAAAAGATGGCGTGCTGTTCGGTGCAATTCTGTACCGCGAGACAGGCGCAGTTGGTGAGTATGATTCTCGCCTTAAATGGCAGTTGCCGGGCGGTTTAGGTCAATACGAAGGTTTTGCCATGCTGCGATTTTATTCAACTGAGGCTATCGATTTTTCCATTGATTATATAGACGTGGTGACTTCGTGATTACGACAAAACCAAGACATGGCGAAACGCTTATTGAAGGCGGTAAAGCAACACAGGCTTTGCAGCGATTTTTAGATGACTTATCGCTAACGCTAGGTCAATCAGTGCGCTTACCATCTTACACCGTCTCAAGCCTTCCAAAAGCCAATAAAAACACGGGCGGATTGGTGTTTGTGACTGATGAGGTAGGCGGCTCAGTAACGGCATTTAGCGATGGTCAGAATTGGCGAAGAACAACAGATAGAGGTGTTGTGTCGTGAAGCGTTGCTTTGATTATCGCGTTATTAAGCGTGCATTAGGCTATAACCCACCAATCACAAGAGAAATAATCTACTTAGAAGATGACGGCAATATATGGTCGTTTGAGTGTGTTGATAAGGTTTATAGGATTCATGCAAGCATGACCACAAAGAAAGGCAGGCTAGCAATTGAGTCAGCCAAGAGCGCGTTTAAATGGTTTTTTGATAACACAAATGAGCGCCGAGTTATCGCCAAAATATTAAAAACAAATAGACCGGCTTGCGTTATCGCTAGGGCGTGTATGCGCTTTACTCATGCAGATCAAAACCATCATTTTTATGAGGTAGCAAATGTTTAATTATCTAAGTCAAAAAAAAGAAGGTGGAGTTGTTGATTCTGTATTCGGCGGCGGTGATGCAGGCAGCTCAGGTGCGCAGCAAGTCGGCATTTATAACCAGCAAGCAATTGACGAATTAAAGCGCCAATATGATGAAACAGTAGCAAACCTAGCCCCGTTCTTAACGGCTGGCACCGATGCGCTAACAGGTGTCACGCAGGGAGCCAGTTTTAGTGGTCTTGGTGAGCGATTAAATGAGATTTTTAATAGCTCTTATTTTGATGGTTTAGTGAGTGAACGCACTAATGCGGTTAATAGTAATTTAGCAGCGTCAGGGTTAATGCGTTCAGGCACAGCAATTGAGCAGGCAGCGAATATCCCAACAGATTTAGCGCTGCAAATTGAGTCGTTAATCTCTGGGCGCGAAACAGGGTTGGCGAACACAGGTTTAAATGCAGCAGTAGGTATAGGTAATACAGGCAGTGCAACTGCAAGCGCGATTGCGAACTTACTTAACAATACTGGTCAAGCGTACCAGCAAGGTGCAATCACTGACGCACAATCGAGTGCAGCAGGGTCGCAGAATTTAATCAATACAGGTTTAGCGGTTGCCGGCTTGTTTTCGGATCCAGCTCTAAAAGAAAACATCGAAGAAGTCGGGCAAATCCACGATCTAAAACTATACCAATGGGATTGGATAGAAAAAGCTAAAGATACAATTGTAGACAAGTGTATGACGATGGGTTTTATGGCTGACGAAGTAAAAGAAAAATACCCGCAATTTATTCATGAGTTTGCAGGCTTTATGACAGTAGATTATCACGGTCTATTAAACCACTTGGAGGCTAAATAATGCGATACGTGCATGGTGGTAGCTTGGTGCCTGATATTTCCAGTGGTTTAAATTTTCTGGTTCAATCTGTTCAAAATAGCAGGGCTAAAGAAGAAGCTGAGCAACAGCAACAGGAGGTCGGCAGTTTAGTAGATCTCGCATCTACTACAACAGGTGGTGAACAAGAGGCGGCTTTACTACGCATTGCACAATTAGATCCAAGAATGGCGCAAATTATGAGTGGCGTTATTCAGCGTAATGACCAACGCGAAGCGCAGCACGCAAGAAGCGAGCTAGAAAAAGGCATGAAAGAAACGCTGTTATTGCAACAGCAACCAGACCATATTTCTAAAGTGCGAATGATTGGCTCTTTAGCAGAGCAGGCAGCAGCACGAGGCGAATCGATCGACAAATACCAAAACCTGTTAAATATGCCGGAAGATAAGCTGAATTTAGAGCTTGAAAAACGGCGTGTTATGGGTACGGATTTGGAGTCTTTACTTAAACAGCCAGAAGTGAAAGCGCCAGAAGTTAAAGAGTTTAAAGAAGGCGATCAGATTGTAACAAGGCAATTTAACCCGGCAACAGGGCAATGGGAGCAATTGTCTACAGGTGATAGGTTCCAATCACGTCTATTAACGCCAGAGGAAGAAGCTCAGAAAGCCCGAATTGCTACCGCTGGCAAGTCTGATGTTAATGTGTCAGTTGGTGGTGACGATCCGGTTAAAGAGGTTGTTACACCACCGGCGCTACTTGAGGGTTTATCTCCTGATGTAGCCGCCAAGCATGACGCAACTTACAAAGCAGCAGGTGGCGGCAAGGATGGTCTAGACGCTTTAAATAAACTATCCAACACCTTAAGTGAACAAGACCGTAGGGCATCTTCTCGCGGTATTCTTAAGACTAGCTTCCCGCAAGCTGATGAAGCTGAAATGAGCCAGTTACAAGCGGTGATGGACGCAGCAAAAACAACGGAAGACGGCTTAAAGCAAGCTCAAGTATTAAGAGAAGACCAGCGCAAAACCAAAAAAGCTAACAATCTAAAAGGTAGAGCAGTCGAATTACTATCAAAGATAGTCGAGCACCCAGAGTTAAATGACGTATTAGGTCCATTAGAAGGTAGTATTGATTTACGTTTACTCAGTGACGGCGAAGCTGAACTAATCGCTGATATTGAAGAAGTTGAAAACATTCTAACAGCCGAAAACTTGAGCTTAATGAGTGGTGTATTAAGTGAAAGCGATATCAGTATTTTAAAAAGCATTGCAGGCGGCGGACTGAATAGAAAGCGTAGTGAAGAACGGTTTAAATCTGACGTAGGAAAAATGATTAATAGTTTATCTGGTGGTAATGTCGATCAGAGGCAGCAAGTAGGTCGATTTAAGGTAAGGGTCAAATAATGCCTATTTATGAAGTGGAAGACCCTAATACTGGTCAGGTTTTAGAGTTAGAAGGCGATACACCACCAACCGAAGCGGAACTAGAGCAGCTATTCTCTACTGCAACAAAACCTGATTTCTTTGGTGCCAGCGTTATAGAGCCTGCTAGAACAATGGTTAGCGGCATGGCAAACACTGTGCAAGGTGGCTTAGAGGGTATAGTTCAAAGCGTCAATCCATTTGCAGGAGAAGGCGCAGGCGCTAGAGCTGTTCAAGAGCAGCAAGCGGAAACGTATCAGCCACAAACAAAAGCCGGTAAAGAAGGCTTGCAGACGCTTAATGATTTAATTCAAAAGGGCGTGGATTTAATTAATTTCCCACTATCAGGTTTAGGCGGCGTAGCTGAGCTGGTGACTGGTCAAGGCGTAGATAAAGCGGCTGAGACTATAAAGGCGATTCAGCAATCAGGTGTATCTAAGACATTAGGCGATAGAGCCTTTGAAGAAACAGGAAACCCATTAGCTGCAACAGTTGCAGAAACAGCGCCAACAGCAATAGGCTCTATTGTCGGTTTAAAAGGTGCGGGAAAAGCAGCTAACGCTATCAACACTGAAAAAACACTTAATACGACAACCAAAGCTGTAGATGCAATATTTAAGTATCAAACACCAGCTAAGAAGAAAATAGCAGCACTTATTCAAGAAGGTGCGGGGGATCGGTCTACAGCCAAATATCTGCTTGAGAACGGTCGCGCCGTAAAAGACAACTTAGCAATCAATGCAATTGGTCAGGGTTTTGATGAGGGTGTAATTGCAGCAGTCAAGCATTCATCTTCATTAGATAAAATCAAAATGCTAAAAATGACTGAGATTATGCGAAAAGGGAAGCGTAATGCTAGATATGCCGTTGAGCATAGACCGGGTGACGTGGTGGGTAGCTCATTAGTTGAGCGCGTTAAATATATTCAAAAAACCAATCGACAAGCAGGTTCAGAAATTGACAAGGCGGCGCAAAGTTTAAAAGGTAAGCCGATTGATATATCAGACGCAAGCAGGCAGTTATCTGATGAACTTGACTCTATGGGCGTATCAATATCGCGTAATGCCGATGGTCAATTTGTGCCTAACTTTAGCAAAACAGAAATAGCGCCGGGTGACAGGGCGCCACTAAAAGAAGTGATTAGGCAAATGAGCCTAAAAAGTCAGGATGGCAATATAGATGCTTTATCCGTTCACAAGATGAAGCGGATCATTGATAGAAACGTAACTTACGGAAAAGTAAAAACCGGCATGAGCGGCGATGTTGAGCGAATGTTAAAGCGTTTTAGAGGTAGTCTTGATGATGTATTAGATTCAAACTTTCCTGAATACAACGCAGCAAACGTTAAGTATAGCGACACAATACAGGCGCTTGATGACATTCAATCAGCAGTAGGTAGAAAGCTGGATTTTTCATCGGCAAGCGCAGACAAGGCAAGTGGTACAGCATTACGCCGCTTAATGGGCAACACGCAGTCACGAGCAAACCTTATTGATTCTATTTCCGATATAGAACAAGTTGCTAAGAAATACGGAGCAAAACTTGATGATGATTTACTTAATCAAGCATTGTATGCCGATGAGCTAGATCGTGTTTTCGATCCTGTGGCGCGCACATCATTCCAAGGCCAGATTGATCAAGCGGTTAAGCGCGGTGTTGATATAGCGGCTTCACCAACAAGCGGAATTGACACAGCCAAAGGATTAGCTGATGCAGCGATAAAGAAAGCGCGTGATAGAAGCATAAATCAAGAACGTGCTTTCCAAGCAATTATTGACGTTTTATCTGAAAAGAATATCTAAAAGCAGGCGAAATCATGGCATCACTACTGAACGAAAACGCATCTTATCAAGGTGTGGATGGGCTACCTATTGTCGATGGTTATATTTATATAGGCGAGTCAGGCAAAAACCCAAAAACAAATCCGATCACTATTTACGCTGATAGAGAGCAACAAACGCCACTTGATAACCCGCAACGCACTGATGCTTATGGGCGCTCAGTTAATAAAATATGGGTATCAGGCCGCCACTCATTACAAGTTGATGATAATGAGGGTGTGCAGCAATTAATTGACTTAAATCGCGGTGAGTCAGCCTCTATAGTGACAATCACATTAAACAATGTGCAGGGCGTTAATGCCGTCACGGCCGATGCGTCACCGGCAATAAGCAGCTATCAAGATAAAGCAATCTATGTTTTAACTGTTCAAAACACGAACACGGGCGCAGTAACGCTTGATGCGGGTGTGGGCGCAAAGCCTGTTAAAAACAGTGATGGTCT